TTATCTTCAATAGTGAATATACGGACGTTAATACATATTACACTATAAAGCAAGATGCCGGTACAAAAGTCAGTGAGATATTTACAAGTATGGGCGAAACAATTTCTTCCGATGTTTACTACAATGAATTTGGCAATATGGTTGTTAGTTCTAATGTTAATGAGTTTATATCATCTAATTTCCCTGTTGTATATCGTTTTGAGGAAAATGACAAAGATATTGTATCGGCAAATGTTGTTTATAATACATCACAAGTCAGAAATAAAGTTGTTGTTAAAGGTGCTATTGCCAACGGTTATCAATTTAGTGCTATTGCCGAAAATAAGAATTTGAAATCAGACTATTGTATTCAATATAATGGCGAAATACCAGAAGTTATAAATGATAGTAAGCTATATGCTGATTCATTGTGTATGTCACGGGCAATGTATGAATTGATTAATTTTAGTCGTGGCACGAAAACATTGAATTTATCTTGCACATATAATCCTATATTCGATGTAAACCAGTCTGTTATGGTCAATTATCCAAGCTTGGGTATTAACAACGAAAACTATGTCATTGACTCTATTTCAATGAATATGGATAGTGGTGCAACTACATCTTTAACAATGACAAATATTAACGAGGTGGTCTTCTAATGAACAAAAAAGAAGAAAAAGAAGAAAAAATAGATTTTAATGATGAAACAGTTATTGCATATGTAAATATGATACGTCAAATTATCCAAAGTGAAGTTTCAACATATTTAAAAAATCAGAATATTGAAACATTTGAGGATTTAAAAGTGCAAAGTGTTTCTGATGATGGATTACACGTAACATTGAAAGATACAACTACAAAAGAAGTATATGAAAATATACCTAATTATACAAATATAAAAATCAAACCGAATGATTTTGTCCGAATGTATATTAGTAATCACGGTTTAAAGAAGTATATTGGACAAACATTTGGTTCAAGAACAGAATATCTATGTCAAACAGAAAAGGACGGTGATAAATAGTGGCATTACATATAGACACAAACAATGTTACGCTGATGAGTGAATTTAAAAGTGCGATTGAAGATTATGTTCAAGAATATGTATCAGTTATTTCTTATGGTGTCCACGAAAACCAACAACTAAAAGCAGAAGCTTCAGAAAGTAGTGGGAATAGCACATTCAAAGAAACCATTGCGGTTTCTATAAATATCAACGCTCCAAATACAATGCATTGGGGCATTTTAAATGTTAAACGCATTAATGAAACAAATTCATTATCTCAAATTATTTTTTGGTGGGACAATAATGAGTTTAAATATAGAATATCATACAATTCTTTACTTGCTCGTTACGGTTATGCAACCTATCCAAATATTATTCAATATATAGATAGTAATACAATAACATTTAAAAATAATGTATTGTCATTTAATATTATAAATGATATATATTCAGATGCTGGCACACATCGAATGGGTGGCAAATTTGAAGTAGATTATCATATTTGGTAGAAAGGACGGTGATTAGATGGCTCATCTAAATTTAAAGAAAGACGCTTTTAATTTAACTCAAACAGGCTCAACAATACAGAATCTGTTAAATGTAGTTCAATCATTTGAAACAAATGAACTTGAAGAATTAAGAGATTTAATTGCGGCAATTAAAGATATTGACACAACGGATGATGATCAAAGTTTTAAGCAGCAATTATTGAATGTATTTGATAATGCAGTAATGGAAGATGAGGTTACGACCAAGCTTGACAATACAAGCACCCTCCCACCTCAGACTAAAGTTGTAAAGAGTGCAATAGATGATGTTCTCGATAGGATTAAACAGACTAATTCAGATTTAAGTGATGAGATTTACAATAGACAAACTGGAGACCAAGATACAACTACTTTGGTGGAAAATGAAAGTCTATCAAGACAAAATGCGGATGATAAAATCAACAGAGAATTATATGGAAGTACAACAAATAGTTATACACTTTCCTCTGATATTGATCCTGCTCAAGTTGATGTCACTATTCAAGGTGGCTCTGGTGTTTTAAGCGTTGATATAGAAAATTTGACAAACGCCTTTGTTCTTAATGGAACAAAAGTTGTATCAGAGGGTAAAACAGTCGCAATATATCAGATTGAGTACGGTGAAAATATATCAAGACTTTTTGCAGTAGTTGATTATAATGTACAGTTAAAAACTTTTGATTTTAAATTAGTTAAATCAGATGATATTACATCTTCTGTTGAGGGAAACATTGCAACGCTTGTATTAGGATTGATAGAATTTGGTTATGGATTTAATACAAGTCAAGGATACTTTCTAAACGATGTATCTAAGAGTTTTCCATATACGTATCAAAATGTATCACAGAACACAGTTATCAAAATAAACGGATTAGCTGATTTGCAGACTATTGATAAGTCAAGTTTTATATCTGCCATTAATGAATTAGCAA